CTGCTGCTTGGGTGTCCATAAACTTCGCGGTGGTTTTTGCAATTTTAATTTGACGATCAATGTGATGAAGATACTTCATCAAAGCATTGTAATGTCCACGTGTTAACGTGAATTCCGAACCATCAACTGGATACTTTTTAAAGTTACCGTTGAACGCGATAGTTACAGAGTCACCAATGTAACGAGCGTATAAAGGGGAGATTGAGAACTTCATGTTCGCTTCGCGATATAACTTCATATCGTTTTGGCGAGCTTTTGTTTCACGATCTTGAACACCTTTAATAAGACTGGATGTTAGTTCAAATGTGTCTTGTGCCATTTGAGTGCTGCCTCCTTTCGTTTAATTACGGTTTAACCTGTCCCACCGTTAAAGGTTAGCGAGTCAACTACTTAACGTTAGAACCGGAGTCGTTGCCTTCACCGTCATCGCCGAGAACATCACGTTCAAGGGTGTCGATGTAGCGTTCGACATGGGTACGATTCCACGCACCTGCACTGTGTGCAACTTTGAAGATAAAGACTTCTTTGTTATAGATAACAATATCGCCTTTAGCATAAGCAACACTTGCAGAGAACTTCGGATAGTCTTCAAAACCTGCGACATTAGGCGAACCAGCAACACCACCTAAGTTAACACCATCGACACGAAGGGCTTGCGCACCACTCGCTTCAATGTGGTTTTCGAAGGAGTCATTTTCAGGATCAGCTAAGAAGCTTGGTTCATACGGTGCAAACACAACTTTTTCAGTGAGAGCAGCGAGTTCCGCGTAACGTGGGATACCAAACGTAACGACAACAGCTTCAGGACGTTTAATTGCTAAACCGAAGCCGTCAACTTTAAACCCGATGGATTGACGTTGATCAATAGGATCAGCAACACCCGAAGAGCCTAAGGCTTTAATAATGATACGTGGAGCATCAGAAACACCTTCCGTAGAAAGTTTGACTAACGCTTCAGCACCGAAGAGAATACCACGGTGAACTGGTAATTGCATAAATGCACCAGCAGCTAATAAAGCATTGACCGTAGCGATGTCACCAGTGACACCAGCAGCAAGCGCACCATATTCAACTTGTTTAGAAGTAGCATTGATTGAACGGGTTTGTTTACGTAACAACGCTTTGGTTGATGTAGGAGCAGCAGTACCTTGAACATTCGTATCCCAGGTTAAGGTTAACGAAGTAGGAACTTCCCATTGAATTAATTCTTCGATAGCAGAACCATCTTTAAGATAGCTTGTACCAGCGACATTAACTTTAGCTTTAGTCGTGCTTGGTCCAACTTGCATTTCTTGATGCACATCTAAGTAGAAAATAGTTGCAGCATCAGCACTTAATGCATATAAACGAATAACTTCGTTACCGTCTGCTAATTCATAGACACCAGGGAATTCGATATCAGGATACGCGAATTCATCTAACATCGTTGGGATAAAGGATAATTCGAACATGTCGAATTGTTGTCCAGTGGTCCAGAGTTTACCAGTGGTTTGTTCGATTTCCATGTATTGTTTAACACGTGGATCATCGATAAGTCCGTTAATAAATTCAGGTGAGCACACGTAATTAAACTTGCCGGCAACAGGTTTAACCATCATGCGTTTCATACGAGAAACTAAGAAACGGAGGTCGTCTAAACGGATTTCATCACCGAACACTAAGTCTTGGAAACCAGATTTAAAGTTTGCAAAGAATTCGTTAGGTGTGGATAACCAGGTCTTACGAGCATAAAGTTCTTTGGTTTGGTTAGCAACTTCACCATATTGAACTGAACGTTCGGCTAAGACTTCGTTAACAATGCTTAAGTCCAATTTGTCAGTATATTCTGACCAACGTCCAAACGAGAACACGTTACCAACTTCAATAGTTTCGTAAGCATGCTTGTCAGGAGAAGGTGGAATACCTTCCTTTAATGGAGTCAACGTTGGGGTTAAGCCAGCCCAACGACGGAAACGAGCAGTCGTTTCTCCGCGGCGAATCGTTAAAGTTTCTGCCGCAGCTAAGTGAACATAATTTTCTTCACCATATTTTAATGAGTCGAGAAGAATCGTGTTGTAAAAAACGTCGGGATCAAACCCAGCGCGATACACACCATTTTCATCGTACAACATTCCGATCACGGTATTAACGTTTTTTAGATCGTGTAACGGTAATAATTTACCGCCAGCATTTGTTTGTGCCATGTGTGGCCTCCTTTTTATTGTTAGACATCACGTCACTCTTTTTTGTTAGATCCACCTAATAAAAAAGCCAGAGAGATATACGAAATAATATAACGGTTAAGTCACATCATTAAGAATCTTTCTGGCTATAGGCATCCATACATGAACTGCCGAGGTTACATATACTTCGATCTGAACACTAAAGTAGTTCGCTACTATCTACACATATAATATACCACAAACACACTGTGTGTTTTTGGTGTAAAGCAAGGATCTTAACACTTGATAAATAAAAAAGCACGGTATTACCGTACTTTTCTAGTTTAAACTTTTACAGTTTTATTTCTTAAATCCACGCAGGGTTATAGCAAATCTAGCACGTTGACCAAGTTTACCTGGCTTTTTAGCAGCGGCGCGTAGCTTAGACATGGGAATTTTTTCATCTTTACCTACACCTAAAGAACGTTTAAGTGATCCGGGTTTCTTGATAGCTTTTTGAATCCAATTCTTTTTAGCCATTGCGATACTTTCTAACTTTCTTAGCAATGCTACTTGGCTGACGTACAAACTGTTTGCCTGCACGCGTACCTTTTGCTTTTGCTCTATTTGTTGCAGCTCGTTCAGCCGAACTTAAAGCAGCCCACGCTTTATCAGGTAGATATCTTTTCTTACCTTTTGATGGAGATCCATCAGATGTGCGCCACTTTTGTTTAGTCCAGCGATCAAGCGACTTTTGACTTTCTCTTTTTGCCATACTTCTTTGGTGTCCATGTGCCTGATAACGCTGTACCCTTACGCATTAAAGGTACACGTTTCATTAGTACATGCGTCCTTTAGCCATTTTGCCTTTAGCCATTTTCTTGCCTTTGGCCATTTTACCCATAGCTTTTTTAGCCATGCCTTTTTTCTTCATCATCATCGTTTACCACCTCCTCCTGGTTTCTTTGTTGTAACGATCTTGCTTGCACTACTGTGCTTAGCGCCTGTATGAATTTGTCCGTTCATACGGTGGACTTTGCCGGTATACTTCTTACCGCTTTTTAAATAGTACGTCATCGGTATCCGCCTCCTTTAGCTTTGTATTCTCTCGCTAGCAATTGTGCTTTGCGAGCCGACCACTGATTAGGATTACCACCTTTACCACCACGTTTTATTTTATCAAATAAATTTTTACGTAGTGTAGGTTTTGTATAATTTGCTGCTTTATTTACAGTTGACTTCTTTTTCATCACCACTTAACCTTGTCTGCCCAGTAAGCTGCGGACATCTTACCTTTCGCAATATTCTTTGCATGACGCGCTTTAAAGGACTCACGTCGTTTACGATAGCTAGCAGACTCACCTGATTTTTTAGGTGAACCTTTTACACCTTGTTGTCCAAAGCGTATCGTTTTTACTTGATCACCAGACTTTGCAACAACCACGTGTGACTTTGTAGGATGGTTAGGTGTACGTTTGGGTTTGTTATAACCTGACACACCGATTCGTTTTAATGTAGCTTTACTCATTGATAATACCTCTCTTCTTCTTCTTCAAAATGTTCGATAAACATTTCATGGTTCATGTAATATTTTCTACCATCTAAAAGAAATATAGTGTATAAATTATCCCCGGTTTCTTCAACAGAAACAATCGCATCGGGATTTAATAACACCATGCGTTTACTACTACCATTAAGAATTTCAATCTTGATCATAAATTTATTATACCACGTTTTCTTTTAAGCAAAACATTCTTGACAAATACTGCAATGATTACGTTTAAGATCCAGAACGGTGTAACAGGTAGCATCATAAAAGTCCAAATGCTGCCAGCAACAATATAACCACGATTATCTTTAAGAATAAAGCCATAAATTAATGGCACCGCCCATGGGAGCGACGTTAGTACATTGGCTACAATCCACCCAATCCATCCTTCTGCAGTCAAAAATAATTCTTTGAGCTGCTGTTTTAGTTTGTTGATCATATTTTATTGCCATCATCATCATATTCAGGAGGAGGTACTTCTTTTATTTTTCCATTTTCATATACAAAAATATCTACACCCATACTAAACTTTTCTTTAGTCACTTCTTTTTCAATGGTTTCGCAACCTTCTTCTTCTTCGTAAGGATAACGACTCATTCCAGTTATCTCATTGTTTTTAATTCTAAAATATGCAATCATATATTACTCCTATTTTAAGTTATACAAACGGTATCCAATCGTTACCGTTGGTCCGGTGTGTCGTATATAAAAAGTAGTACCGCTATAATAATATTGGAAAGTAATTGTCAATGCAGACGAACCGTTGAACCAGGTGGCGCGGTAATATCTAGCAGACGTGCTTAAACTATAACTATTTTCCATAGTAACCATAAACTTTGCTATTTGATAAACACCTGTAGTTCCATCTTGTTGTGCTTCAATATAAAAGTTTCTCATGCCACTTGTAAATGCAATACTTCCATAGTTATTTACAGATTGTGATGTAGACCCTACTTCTTCTAGTGGTTCAACCCATACAGGTGCGCCGGATCCAGAACTCCTTAAGGTTTGGTAAGCACTACCAGCACTTGTAGGTGCATAGATTGTAGTAGCTCTTGATTGTGAAGATCCATTAACAGCAACAAGACCATAATAAATATCTCGTTCAGTAGGCAAGCTAGTGCCAGTACCAATCGCTGCGTTGCTTGTGCTATCAATAACACCATAAGCAGCCGCTGCACCGCTGTCTGTAATGTTTGCTA